CAAGCGACAGCTAAAAGCGGTTAAACTACTGAGAGAGAGAGAGGGAGGTGTCGCTATGACCGCAGACAAAGAGCTGTTTTCCCGTCGGCTCAAGGCGGCGATCGCCGCCAAGGGCCTCAACCAGCGCGAGGTGGCCAGGGCCCTGGGGATCACCCAGCAATCGGTAAACGCCTGGTGCAGCGCCTCGGCCCGATCGAGCTATCCACGGGGCGAGAGAATGGAGGCGCTCGCTAAATTGCTGGGGGTCGGCGTCGACCATTTTTTTAAGCCGGGGCTCCCGGAGCCGGCCCCCAACCGCCTGCAGGAGGCCCTGGCGACATGGGCCAGGGGGCGGGAGCAGGCGCCGGCGCCCGTGCTCGGGCACAGCGCCCTGCGCCTGGCCTATATAGATGAGTCCCGCGCCGTCGTGGTGGGCGACGACTGCCAGGCGCTGCTGCACCTGCTGCTGGTGCGTGCGCTGCGCCCCGGGGTCCAGCCACTGCTCGCTACGGGGGACCTGCAGCTGGCCGTCCAGGCCACGATGCTGGGCGTGAGAGTCGCCGCCACGCCCGGGCAATTGCTCGAGGCGCTCGAGGGCTGAGCCGCGGGGCCCCGACCTGATCGTGTAAAAAATTACAGTTTTTAGCTGATTCCCCTGTTGACAGACAGCTTTTGACTGTCATAAGATGGCTGCACCGACGAACGACAACTGACAGGAAACGCCAATGAATATCGAAGCCCTCGCCAGCTGGAGCTCCCCCAAGCACCTCAAGACCCGCTTTGGTCGCAAGGCCCTGCGCACCGCTCGACCCGGCGACGTATTCTGGAACGCATGGCGCGCCGACAAGGGCGCCCTGAAGGCGGCCGGAATAAGCTGCAAGCGCGACGACGACGGCTCCTGGGAAGCCCAGTGGTGGGTGGACGACGTCGAGGCTGAGGTCGAGGCCCGCGAGGCCGTCGCCGCCTCCCGCGCCGCCGACGCCGACCTGGACGTCCCGGCCCCCGAGGGGCTCTCCTACCTGCCCTACCAGAAGGCCGGCATCGCCTACGCGATGGCCCGTCAGTCCGCCCTGCTGGGCGACGAGATGGGCCTCGGCAAGACCATCCAGGCGATCGGCGTGATCAACGCCGACGAGTCGATCCGCAAGGTGCTGGTGCTGTGCCCGGCGTCCTTGAAGCTGAACTGGCAGCGCGAGCTGGCCAAGTGGTCGGTGCGCGACCTGTCTATCGGCGTCATCGGCAAAGCCTGGCCCGACACCGACGTCGTAATCGTAAATTACGACGTGGCCCGCAAGTGGCGCCCGTATCTGCACGGCCAGCGGTGGGACCTGGTGATCCTGGACGAGGCCCACTACCTGAAGAACCCCAAGACCCAGCGATCTGTCGCGATCCTGGGCAAGTGGGACAAAGACCCGTCAAAGCGCATGCCGGGCATCCCGGCCGAGCGCAAGCTGGCCCTGACCGGGACACCTATCCTGAATCGGCCGATCGAGGCCCAGCCCGTACTGGGCTACCTCGACCACGGGCAGTTCGGCAATTTTTTCGGATTCGCCAAGCGCTACTGCGGCGCCCATCGCACCCGCTGGGGCTGGGATTTCACCGGCGCCGAGAATCTCGACGAGCTGCAGGAGCGCCTGCGCGAGTCCCTGATGGTCCGCCGGCTGAAGGCCGACGTGCTCAAGGAGCTCCCGGCTAAGCGCCGCCAGGTCATCGAGCTGGCCCAGAATGGCGCCTCCCGCGCTGTCAAGGCCGAGGCCAAGGCCTACCAGGCCCACCAGGACGTGCTGGCTGAGCTGCACCAGGCCGTCGAGCTGGCCAAGCTGCTCGAGGATCAGGACGCCTACGCGCAGGCCGTGGCCGAGCTGCAGGCTGGGTACCGGGTGGCATTCACCGACATGGCAGAGCGCCGTCACGACGTCGCCATGGCGAAGGTCCCTTACGTGCTGGAGCACGTCATCAGCGCCGCCGAGCAGGGCCCCGTGATCCTGTTCGCGCACCACGTCGACGTGGTGCAGGCCCTGATGGAGGGGCTGGCCGAGGCCGACCTGCGCGCGGTCAAGGTCGTCGGCGGGATGAGTGACCAGGCCAAACAGGCCGCAGTTGACGCCCTGCAGAGCGGTCAGGCCGACGTGCTGGTAGGCAATATCCGCGCCGCCGGCGTTGGCCTCACTCTGACGCGCTCCAGCCACGTGGTGTTCGCCGAGCTGGACTGGGTCCCGGCCAATATGTCCCAGGCCGAGGACCGGGCCCACCGTATCGGACAGAGTGAGTCTGTCCTGGTGCAGCACCTGGTGCTCGAAGGGTCCCTGGACGCTCGCATCGCGAGCGCGCTGGTCGCCAAGCAGGCGATCGCCGACGCCGCCCTGGACAACCCCCTGGCCCAGCGCGAGCTCAAAGAGCCCGTGATGAGTGTCGAGCTAAAGGAAGCCCCCAAGGTAGAGGCCAGGGCCGCCCGGCGCTACACCTACGCCGAGAAAGCCGACCTGCTGTACAAACTGCGCTACCTGGCCGGGCGCTGCGACGGGGCCCGCGAGCTGGACGGCGCCGGCTTCAACCGATTCGACGCACGGTTCGGGCACTCCCTGGCCGCGCAGGACGTCCTGAGCGACCGCCAGGCGCAGTTCGCCGAGAAACTGCTCGTCAAGTACCAGCGCCAGCTCGGCGCGTGAAAAGATACAGTTTGTGGCTGTTGACTGACAGCCTTATGCTGTCATAAGATGCCCCTACCGACAAACGAGGACCGACAGATGATAGATGCGACACGACAAGAGCGCGACGAGTATGCAAGCCTGTTCTATGGCGACGGCAGCCCCGTAGCCTACCCCCTGGCCGGGTGGCAGGACGTCGATGGTACACGGTGCGCCGTCGAGGCCCTGGTGGACGATGCCGACTTTAGCTTCGAGCTAATGGCACCGATCGGCATGCACTTCACCGACGGCCCGCACAGTCTGCTGTGCATCGACGCTGCGGACGTCGCCGAGCGCGCCGCCAGCAGTCGCCTGGAGCCGTGCCGCGGCACTTTCTGCGGTTGCCTGTTGGGGGATAGACCATGAACGCACCGCGCGCACTGGTGAAGAGGTACGGCGAGAACGGGGCCCCCGCGGCCAACTGGTGCCCCGAGGTCGGCGAGCGAGCCCTTTGGGCGAAGGCCAGCGCCTACGTCGAGCACGCCAGGGCGACCAAGCGGCTGTTGCTGTCGCCGTGGAAGCGCAACCCTACGGCCCTTACCAGCCAGATGAATCGGCGGGTCCTCGCCCTGGCGTGGGACCCCAGGGCGATCAGGATCGTTAGCTACACCCGGGAGGCTGAGCGCGTCGCCGTGCAGGCGGCGCTGGATGAGGGGTGGTCGATCATGTACGTCGACCACAATGGTGACATTATCGGAGGGGAACAATGAAATACGCACCGAAAATCGGCAGCATCGTCTGTCGCCGTGGCTCCACTGGGTATTACGTAGTGGTCGGGGTCACCGGATTCGAGACCACCATTTCCGCGGTGCTGGGCGATCCCGCCCCTATCACCGTCGACTGCGCGGAGCTCGAGTACCCGCAGCGGGGTGCGTCATGAGAAAGACGATACTGAGCTCGCTCGAAGAGGGCGCCCCGATCGAGGTGACGGGCAAGGTTATGCTGTACACGGTCGACGGGATCGAGCAGCGCCTTTTTATCCAGGATGCCGCCGACGGCGGCCACCCGGAGCTGCTGCTCCATGAGCCCAGCGGTATGGTCGTCTCTCGACTGCTCCGGCTTCACGCCCTGCGCCGCGCGGCGAAGTTGCTGCCGAACGACCCGCGGGAGTGCGCCAGGTCCGCTGTCGAGGGCCTGCTCCATCGCATCGGTAAGCAGGCATTTAATGAGGCCCTCCGCGAGGCCCCCGTGATCAACCGTAAGAGGGCGACAAAATGAAAATGCTCCTGACCATAGCCCGTGCCATGGACATCCAGGAGCGGCGCATCGCCGCATACTCCAGCAGCTACCCCGGCGGCGAGGTGGCGCTGCGGGCCCACCTGGAGTATCTGACCGATGTCCATGGCCTGGACCCCGACGACCTGGTAGACATATTCGAGGCCAACCGGCGCATCCCCCGCGGCGGCGCCATTGAGGCCGTGCTCTCAGCGGCCCGCATGGGCGTGTGCTGGATACCCGAAAATTCGCAGTTGTAAACAGTTTTAAACTGTCATATAATCACCCCTAAGCTGTACCGAACGACGAACGACTAACGAGGAACGCTAAATGAACGCATCCATTTTTTCCCTGCCCCGTGCCGACCAACTGGCCGAAATCCGCGCCGAGGTGAAGCGCCTCCAGGCCCTGGAGAAGGACCTCGCCGAAGCGCTGAAGGCCGGCGCCGACCCGATCGGCCTGAACTTCCGGGCTACCGTAATCTCCAGCGACCGTGATTCGGTCGACTGGAAGGCCGTCGCGGCCAAGCTCCGGCCGTCCCGCCAGCTGGTCACCGCGCACACCCGGCACAGCACCGTGGTGAGCGTGCGCGTGTCCAAGATCAGCTAAGGACTGATCGTGGGCAACCTTTTCCTGATAATCCTCTGGCTGGCCATGGTCCTGGCGGTGCTTACCGTCGGGGCTTGGCTGGCCGACCACCTGCCCGATGTGAAGGGCAGAAACCGTCGGAGACAACAATGATCGAAAATGTGTTAATGGACCTCGTCACGGCCATCAATCGTCTGTCCGAGGCCGTCGCTTCCGCGCCTTCAGGGCAGCCCGCGTCGCCTCCCGAGGCAAAGCCCAGCAAGGGCGCCGAGCCCAGCAAGCCCAGCAAGCCCAGCAAGCCCAGCAAGCCCGCCGAGGTCCCCGAGGCCTCCGTCGTCGTGCAGGCCGGGATGGCCCTGAACAGGGCCGTCGGTGGCGCCGAGGCCCGCGAAATCCTGGCCTCGATCTATGAGGCCTGCGGCATCGAACCCTGCAAGATCAGCCAGGTGCCCGAGGACAAGCGCGCGTGTGTGCTCAAGGCCCTGCAGGAGGCCATGCCATGACCCGCGCCCACAGTCTCTGGGGTGGCAGCGTGATCCAGCGACGGATCGCCTGCCCCCTGTCCGCGCGGCTAGAGGACGGTAAGGCAGGCCGGTCCTCGAGCTACGCCGAGGCGGGGACGGCCCGGCACGACTGCGCCGAGGACGTCCTGCGAAACGGCGGCGACGCGAAGGACCGCATCGGCCAGCGTTTCAACGGCCACAACGTCGACGCCGAGTTCGCTGCCGAGGTCCAGGTCTACGTCGACAAGGTGAAGGCGTACCCCGGTCTGCAGTTTATCGAGGAGGAGGTCAACTACGACCGCTACGTGCCCGGCGGCTACGGCCACCTGGATGCCGCCGTGCTCGATGTCGTCGACGAGCGGCTGGTCGTGCTCGACGCCAAGTTCGGGCGCGGCCATCGGGTGACGGCCCTGGACTCCGGGCTGCCCGCCTATGCGGTCGGGATGCTCGAGGCGACCGCTGACTTGTGCGACGTGGCCGAGGTGGAGCTGGTAATCGTCCAGCCCCCGCTTGACCACGTCGACACGGCGATCCTGTCGACCGATGAGCTGCGCGCCTGGGCCGAGGGGCCGCTGTCCGCCGCCTACGAGGAGGCCCAGCGCGAGGACCCCCCGTCCCTGGCGGGCGAGCACTGCACGTTCTGCAAGGGTAAGCCGGAGTGTACCACCTACGCCGAGGCCAACCGGGCCGCGGCTGACGTGGCCAATGTGCCGATCGTATTCGATGACCTGGAGGTCGCCGAGGTGACCGGCATGGGCGCCCTCGCGGCGATGGATCGCGATCAGCTGGGCAAGCTCTACCTGCAGCTGGACCTGGTCCGGCGGCGCTGCGACGAGATCGCCGAATACTGTCGCGACGAGGTCTCGGCCGGGCGTGAGATACCGGGCCTCAAGCTGGTGGCCGGGCGAAAGGGCACCCGCAAGTGGACCGACGAAGCCGCCGTCGAGCGGATGCTCACAAAGACATTCCGGCTGCGCAAGGACGAGGCCTACGTCACCAAAGTGTTGTCCCCATCCCAGGCCGAGAAAGTGCTCAGCAAGGTCAGGATGAACAAACTGTCGGGCCTGATTTCCCAGGCGCCCGGCAAACCCACCCTGGTCGCGGCAGATGACCCGCGGCCGTCCGTAGCAATCGCATTCGACAACCTGGAGCAAAACGATGAGTGATGAATTGGTAAAAGTCCGCGGCCGACTGGCCTTCCCCAACATTTTCGACCCGCACCCCGAGTCGGGCAGGTACAACTGCCTGGTGCTTTTCGACGCCAACGACGGCCAGGCCGAGCGCCTGGAGGCCAAGGCCCTGGAGGTCTGCAAGGCCAAGTGGAACGGCAAGGTCACCAAGCCGGCCCAGCAGCTGCGCCAGTATTTCCTACACGACGGCGAGGAGAAGGCCCAGTACGAAGGGTTCGGCGAGGGCACCAAGTACGTGTCCGCCTCCTCCGAGGCACCCCCGGGCGTCAAAGCCCGCGACGGCAGGACCAACGTCGGGCGTTCCTCCGGGCTGCTTTACGCCGGCTGCGAGGTGGTCTGCTACATCTCGATCTGGGCCCAGGACAATCAGTATGGAAAGGGCATCAACGCCCAGCTGATGGGTGTCCAGTACTACGGAGAGGGAGAGCGCTTCGGCGCCGCGCGCCCGGCCATGGCCGATGAGATGTTCGAAGCCTTCGACGAGGAGGAAGAAGAGGACGTTTTCGCCTGATCCTCGGCCTGGCACTGGCAGGTAAACTGGCCCTGCTGGTGGCCCTGGTGCAGATAGTGCGCTGGGCCATCAGCGGGACCAGGCCGAGGTTGATGCTTGCTGCGGTATTCGCCGCGGCGGCATACCTTTGGAGGATACGATGAGTCAGCTGAAGAAGCTACGTCGGGGGCTGCGGGCAGGTCGCATAGTAGCCTCCGAGACCATGTTAGATTCCCTCGATGACCCCGTACGGTTAGTGCGCCAGCTAGAGGCGTTCGCGGATGACTGCGTCCCATTCAAGTTCGATAGGCCGATCGACGATTTGCCGGATACCCCGGTAGGAGGGCGCCTCATATCACCCTTGCCGTACCAAAGGGTCTGGCTGGAGGACCGCGACATCGCTCTCCTCGTCGCGGACTCCGACGATGGTGTCTCACGGCACATCTTCATGTTTATGCTCGTCGATGGGGAAGCCCCGCGCCTTGGCAGCGCCGCGGTGCTTAACTGGCCGGAGGGGATCGTTGGCGCACCAACAACCGAGCTGATGCACTGCGTTGTTATGACACCCGTGGAACGCCTGCCCCTTGAAGAGGTGGTGCAGCTGTTAGCGGTCTCCGTACGGCGGGCCCTGGATGCTATCAACGCCGAGACCACCGTAATCGATGCGCCGCCAATCCGGTCCCCAGGCAAAGCCAGAGGAAAGGCCCTGCGCACCCTTTACAGGACCGTGCGCATCGGCGCCCGTACGGTCGCCGCCGGGAATGATCTGGGCGGCACCCACGCCAGCCCCTGCGCGCACATGCGCCGCGGGCACTGGCGCCAGTCCCACAAAACTGGCAGGCGCTGGTGGGTCAAACCCACCGTGGTGTGCGCTTGGAAAGAAGGCCCTGAGCAGGAGTACTCCGTGACATGAACCTATACCTCGACTTCGAAACCCGTTCCCGGGTAAATATTAGGACCCGCGGCGGCGACGTCTACACCCGGGACTGCGAGGCGATCCTCATGGCCTGGGCCGTGGGCGACGAACCGGTGCAACTGTGGGAGTGCCAGACCGAGCGCATGCCCGCGCGGTTGCGGGACCTGCTCTGCGACGACGCCGTGCTGCTCATAGCTCACAACGTGCCATTCGACAAGGCCGTGCTGGAGCACGCGCTGGGGCTCCCTACGCCGATCGAGCGGTGGCACGACACCGCCGCGCAGGCCCGCTCGCTCGGCCTGCCGGCTGATCTGGCGACACTATCCAGGGTATTGTGATGGCGGAAAAAGCGGTAAAGCTGCGCAACGGCCCGGCCCTGATCCAGTATTTCTGCGTACCGGATAAGAAGGGTAATTTCCACGCCCCAGGCGACAGCCCCCAGGACTGGGAGGCATTCAAAAACTACTGCCGCGTTGATGTCGAAGCGATGCGCCGCTGCCACCAGGTGATGCCGACCTGGAACTACACCGGGCCCGAGCACCGGCTCTGGGTCCTGGATTATGAGATCAACCAGCGTGGCCTGCCCGTTGACCTGGAGGCCATAGAGGGGGCGCTGCAGGCGGTGCGCGACGCGCAGGCGCAGATGGACAAGCGCACGCACCAGCTTACAGGGGGCGCCCTGGCCAGCGCGACCCAGCGCGACGCCCTGCTGTCGTACCTATACCTGGAGGAAGACGCCAAGCTGCCGGAGATGACCAAGGCGGCGGTGGCGGAAGCCCTTGCGGCCGGCGATCTGTCGCCGGTGGCCCGGGAGCTGCTGGAGATTCGCGCCGATCGCAGCCGCACCAGCACTGCAAAATTTCGCAAGATGCGCGACTGTGCCGTGGGCGGGCGCATCCGTAACGGATTTACCTGGTGCGGCGCCGGGCGCACACGGCGCTGGGCCGGGCGCTTGGTGCAGTGGCAAAACCTGTACCGGGGGTCTTTCAAGACCATCGAGGAGCGCGACGCTACCATCGCTGCGATGGTCGACGGGTCCCTGCTGGAGCTCTACGCGGACCCCATCGAGGCCGCGGCTTCCACGATCCGCGGCATGATCAAGGCCCCGCCCGGGAAAAAGTTCGTGGTCTCCGACCTGTCGAATATCGAGGGCCGGGTGCTGGCGTGGCTGGCCGGGGAACAGTGGAAGCTCGACGCCTTCCAGGCCTATGACGATGGTGTCGGGCCCGACCTCTACGTGCTGGCATTCGCCAAATCATTCGGCGTGGCGCCCCAGGACGTGGACAAAGACGAGCGACAGATCGGAAAAGTGCAGGAGCTCTCCCTCGGCTACGAGGGCGGCGTGGGCGCATACGTAGCTATGGGTAAGGGCTACGGGATGGAATTCGACGCCCTGGTCGAACCGACCCTGGCCAGGGCAACAGAGCGCCAGATCGCCCGGGCGTCGCGGGCGCTGTGCCGCGACCGGAGGCAGGGGCGCTACGAAGCCCTGAGCGACGAGGTCTACGTGGCGCTGGACGTGATTAAACAGGGCTGGCGCGAAGGGCACCCCGGCGTGCGGGCCCTGTGGCGCGACCTGGACGACGCGATGCGCCAAGCGATCGTGCAGCCGAACACCGTAGTGGAGTGCGGCGAGGTCTCTTTCGAGCACATCGTGGCGCCCCTCGACGTCCTGCTGGTCCACCTCCCCTCCGGCGGCCGGCTGCACTACCACCATCCAAAGATTCGCGACGTGCCGCGGCGCATCCCCAAGGGCCAGGGCGAGTACGACACCCGCATCGATAAGGTCATCACCTACTGGGGCCCGTCCCAGGAGGGCAAAGGGCCGCGCAAGGCCTGGGCCCCGATCGGCACATTCGGCGGGAAAATCTGCGAGAACATCGTGCAGGCGATCGCGCGCGACGTCATGGCAGCGAACATGCCAGCGATCGATGAGGCGGGCTACCGGATCATCGGCACCGTCCACGACGAGGTGATCACCGAGACGCCCGACAGCCCGGAATACACGGCAGAGGGCCTGAGCACATGGCTGGCCCGTGTGCCTGAGTGGGCCCCCGGCCTGCCCTTGTCCGCCTCGGGATTCGAGGCAAAACGCTACCGCAAGGACTGACCGATGAACCAAGACATAGTGAACGCTTTGTACGACAAGCTGTCCCGTGAGCTGCGGGTACACCCCTATCTGCGCCTGGACCCAGAGGAGGGCCCCGTGCGGTACAACCAGGCCAGGCGCCTGATCGTCTTGCCGGCGCCCCACACGGCTGCGCGCCTGGCGGAAGGCTTCGCCCTTGCGTGCCTCGCCGCTTCGAAAGACAGGGGGCGCGGGAACGTAGCCTCGGAGGACATAGACGCCTCCCTGCCCTACAGCTACCTGGACCTTTTTCGTAGGGTCGCGAAGGCGGCCGGCCCCCTCATACTGGAGGCGTGACGTGCGGGAGACGATCGTCGAGAACCGGCTGGTGCGCGGAATACGCGAGATGGGCGGGCTGTGTCGTAAATACACGTCGCCGGGGCAACGCGGCGTTCCTGATCGGCTGTGCTTTCTGCCCGGCGGCAGGCTGGTGCTGGTGGAGCTGAAGGCCCCCGGGTGGGGCGCGATAAGTACCTTCCAGGCCCGCGAGTTCGCCAGGCTGCAGGCCCGCGGGTTCGCCGTCGAGGTGGTCACCTCAGTCCACGAGGTCGACGCCCTGCTGGAGCGGCTCAGATGACTAATTTCGAATGGATGCGCCAGCGAATCCTGCACCGGGTAATCCACGGTGCCGTCGGTGACAAGACCGAGGGCGCCGAGGACCTGCGGGCTACTGAGTGGTCGCCCGAGTTTGAGCGCCTGATGCGCAACCGCCTACTGATGGGGCGATTTCGCTACGGGCGCCTGGACCGCACAACCGACACGGGCTACGACAGGGCAGGGAGTGCCATAAAACGGCTTCGACACTACCAGAGCACGGGCAACATGGAACACCTGGTGGATGCCGCCAACCTCTGCCTGGTCGAGTTCAAGCACTCGACGCACCCGGATAAACATTTCGATGCCGTCGACGACGGCGAACATACCGAGAGGACTAAATGATGACCAGCAACACATTCCGCTACCGAGTAGTTATCTCCAGCGCCCGGCGCCCCGAGGAGATGGCCTACGTGGAGGCCAGCCAGGTGTCCGTTAGCGATGGCGCACTGATCATGGCCGACAGCGACGGCTCCATCGCCCTGGCGCTACCCGCCGGCGAATGGGCGCATGTCGCCCGGTGCGATGCACACGGCAAGGTTACGCACGTTTCCCAGGTACCGTGGGAGGATCGGGCATGAGCATAGGGCGCCGCTTACAGCACGCGCGCGAGATGCGCGACATGACCCGACTGGCCACGGCCAGGGCCGCTAAGCTGTCGGATTTGACGCTAAAACAGATGGAGAGGATGGACCGGGGCTCGGCGCGATCCTACGATCTTGCCGCGAAGGCGTTGAATATCAACCCCGGTTGGTTGCGCTACGGAGACCCGGAGTATGTCGTCGCGCACAAGGCCATGGAGCTGCTGTTCGCTTTGGAGGACACCGGGCACGTCGCCGATCTGCGCGGCACCGTCGGTCAGTACGGTAACCTCTCTGCCCGATGGACCGAGATCAAGACGCTATGGGAGGAGCACCAGGCAGGACTGCCAGAGGAGGCAGAAGAATGAGCCCGCCCAGGGAATACCGCCGGCTGATCGAGGACATCCAGCAGTACTGGGGAGACCGCACGCTGTGCGAGCGCTGCGGCCTATCCAAGACAGACCTGTGGATGCTGAAGAGCGGAGGGCTACATGAGCCGCGCACCAGCGGCCAGCGCAGCGCTATGTACAGAGCGTGGCGAGAGCTGTATCAATAAACAGCCTGTGGCTGTCTGCTACCAGGAGAAAACTGATGAAATTTCGCGCGCGGCAGATCGACCTAGGTAAAGTCGTGGCTGAGGACACCGTCGAGGCGGCGGACTACGCCGAAGCCTTCAAGATCACGCACCCGGAGAAGGCGGACCCGACGATCCAATGCACGGCGCGCGGCGCCGCGGCCTGGGTCGAACTGACGCCGGTCGACGAGTGAAGCTGCACCCGTACCAGGAGCGCGGCGTGCAGTGGCTGCTGGAGCACCCCAGCGCCGCGCTTTGGTGGGAGATGGGCCTGGGCAAGACCTTGACGGTGTTGCAGGCCCTCTCCACCCTGTGGGCCCTCCATGAAATCCGCCGTGTGCTGGTGGTGGCGCCCAAGCGTGTCGCCATCAACACCTGGCCGGCGGAAGTGGCGAAGTGGATGCCGCACCTGACCTGTTCGGTCATCACCGGTACCAAGAAACAACGCGCGGCCGTCATGGCCGACGACTCAGTCATCCACGTCACCAATTACGAGCAGCTGCCGAACCTGGTCGAGTATTGGGTCGGGCGCAAGCGCTGGCCCTACGACGTGGTGGTCGCCGACGAGGCCGACAACCTGAAGTCGTTCCGGCTGCGCGGCGGCAGCGTTCGCGCCCAGGCCCTGGCCAGGACGCTGAAAAAGGTCGACCGGTTCATCGAGCTCACCGGGTCCCCGGCCAGTGAGGGGCTCATCCACCTATGGGGCCAGGTGTTCTTCCTCGACCGAGGCGAACGCTTGGGGCGCACATTCACAGCATTCAGGGATCGTTGGTTTCGCCCGGCCTACGGGGGCCGCAACAACCACATGGTCTACAAGTGGGAAGCGATGCCACACTCAGAGAAGGAGATATTGCGCCGGCTCGAGGACGTCTGCCTGGCGATGCGTACCGAGGACTATTTGACCATGCCCCCGCTGAAAGTGGTCGACGTGCCCGTTTACGTCCCGAACATGGGCGAATACAAGCGCCTGCACGAAGAGTGGTACCTGGAGCTGCGCGAGGGCGACGTGGTGGCGGACAACCCGGCCAGCAAGACCGGCAAGCTGCTGCAGTACACCTCCGGGGCCCTCTACCACAGCGCCGAAGAGGGCGGCAGCACGGGTACCTGGGAGCGTGTCCACGACGCCCGCCTGGAGGCCATGGACGACATCTTGTCCGAGGCCGGGGGGCAGCCCGTCCTGGTGGCCTACAACTTTCGCCATGAGCTCGAGAGGCTGCAGAAGCGATACCCCTACGCCCAGACCCTGGGCAAAGGCACCGAGGTCGTGGAGGCCTGGAACAAGGGCCGCGTGCCCATGCTCCTTATCCACCCAAAAAGTGGTGGACACGGGCTCAACCTGCAGGCCGGGGGGCGCGTCGTCGTGTGGTTCGGCCTGGTCTGGTCGCTCACGTTGTACGAGCAGCTAAACGCCAGGTTGTACCGGCAAGGCCAGGCAAAACCCACGTTCGTCTATCGACTCATTGCCCCCGGCACCGTGGACGAGCTGGTGCGCGAACGCTGGGAGACCAAGAAGAGCGTGCAGGACGTGCTGATGAACCACCTGAAGGAGTGCAATCGATGAACATGACGGTCGAACAGGTAAGGGCGCGGCTGCGGCGCGGAGAGGCGCTGTCGGAGATCGCCCGGGAACTGCCAAACATCCCGGAGTTGAGGCTCAAGGTGCTGGAAATAGTGCAGTGGAAGCAGCGCAAGAAGGGCCTGGAGCCGCAGATGCTTGTGCGGTACACGTGCTGCGATAGAACCGGCGAGCTCATGCTCAACGGCCTGCGCACGCGTTTGTACCAGGAGACAAAGCACTGTGCGAAGTGCGCCCCGCGCAAGCAGAAGGTCTACAACCGGGGCGCCGCCTCGCCCGCGAAGGCTGACATCGATCTGCATCTGTGGGCACTGAAAACCTGGGCCACCCCGCCGTCAGTGGCGGCGGGGCTGGTCCCCCTTGAGGCCCGTTAGTCGGTCAGCGCCTCGGCCCGTTCGTTGATCCGGCTCAGCCGCTCCTCCAGGCGCCGCAGGCGGTCCTCGACCCGGGCCTCTGTCACGGCCCCACGGGCGCTGTCCCGGCGCGCCTTCCTGGCCTCCGACTTCACCTCTCGGGCCTGGTAGCCGAGGCTGCGAAGGCGCTTGCCGCGCTCGTTCTCCACGTCGTACTCGCGGGTCTTGATGCCGACCGTGTGCGACAGGGCCTGGCCCAGGCTGTAGGGCTCGCCGTTGCGCTTGGTGCCGGTGTAGGGGCCGATCTCGGTGTCCAGTTCGTTGGCCAGGCCTTCCATCAGCTGATTGAACCGGTAGCTGCCGGGGATGATCGGGGCAGCCGGCAGGAACTGCTGCATGGCCCAGCGCCCGAACTCGGCGTAGCCGTCCGATGTCCAGTCGCCGTCCGCGTCTTTCTGCCACTCCTGCACAATCTCCCGGCCGAAGTAAGGGTCGGTGTTTAGAATTGCGCCAGCGAACAACGTAGCCAGGGGGTGGTTCGGCACGATGGGGGCCGGGATCGGAAGACCGCCGGCCTGGTTGGCCATGTCGAACACATCACCAAGCGGCAGCCACCGGTAGATGTCGAGGAACTGCGCCTGGCCCTCGTCTCCGCCAGGTAGGCGGATATTCTTCGGCGTACCCAGGGCCGTGTAGCCGCGCATATACTCGGGCATCACCTCGCGCTCGTCGTCCTCATCGGCGCCCAGCATCAGGTATGCCAGGGCGTTGATGCCACCGAAGAAGGCGGCCGGCGCCAGCAGCCTGCTGGGGTTGTTGGCCAGCGTGTGCAGCATCATGCCGGTCGCCTTGTAGGTGTACGAGAAGAACGGCAGCACGCTGTCCCGGGCAGCCCTGGCCCCCTTCGGCAGATCGGCGTAGTTGAACACGTAGCGTTCGGCGTGCTCGATGGCCTCGTCCTCGGTGGCCCCCTGCTCGCGCTCGTTGATGTACAGCAGCAGTTTGAAGTACTGGTCCTCTGCGGTGTAGGCCTTTCTCGCCGCCTCGCGGTAGACCTTCCAGCCCGGCGCCTTGGACGCCAGTTCGCCGGCCCGTGTCAGCAGCCGCTCCATGACGGTATCGTCCCGGTTCGCCGGGCTGGGCCCGAAGTCGTAGTCGCCGAACACCTCGGCCAGTTCCGCGGACACGAACTCGGTACCCAGCAGACCATTGTCGATGGCCTCCTGGTAGTACGACCCCTCGTTCTTGAACTCCTTTGCCGTCTTGGCGTAGAGGCCGACGCGCCAGGGCGCCACGCCACCGAAATGGGCGGCCCAGATATTCGACATCACATTGTTCATGTGCGCCGCCGGGTTCATCGCTGTCTTGCCCTCCTTCCATGCGGCCATCCACCGCTTGTAGGTGCGCCAGGCCTTGCTGTCACCACCGGCCATGTGCTCGAGCTGCTCGGCCACGTCGGGGTGTACCCACATATCGGCCAGCTTTCCGTACTTCCGCACCCCCGGGGTGTCGGGGATCTTCGTATCGGCCAGCTTGACCCAGCCCTCGCCCGCCTCGGCCTCGTTGCTCGTGGCCATCTCGTCGTCCTGGGAGATCGCCTCGAATAGCCGCCCCAGGGCGATGTCACGCTGCGTCGACAGGTAGCCCGCGGCATAGCGGAACACCCCATCTCTGATCTCGCCCATTTTTGTGCGCTCGGCCTTGGTGTAGTCGCGCCACATGTAGAACCAGGGCTCGGCCTCGGTGTCGCCCGCCAGTTGGTTGCGCTTGGACGTCGCCACCTGGCCGCGCTCCTCCCAGCCCATGTCGGTCCAGTCCTGCACCTCCGACTCAGGCACCGGCTCCCATATGCCGCGCCCCTTCAGGTGCTTGCCGCGGATCCCGGCGCGCTGCGAGTTGAAGCGAAAAGCCTCGGCCATTCGCTTCATGGCGCTGTCGTTCATGTGCTTTCGGTAGAACCTTGGCAGATAAACGTCGCGCCACCGATCGGCCGACTCCTGCGTGATCATGCCCAGGCGCAGCAGCTCGTCGGTCTGCACGTCCAGCGCGTTGCGGATCGAGACGCCGAGCCGCTGCACATAGGCGGGCGGCACCTGGCCGGTCTGCAGAGTGCCTTCCAGCACGTCGGAGAGCATCGCCTTTTCGGCGTCGCTGAGGACGGCTCCCTCCTCAGCCACGGTCTTGGCCGACGCCTTGGACTTGTTGACCTGGGTCCGGTACTGGCGCATGAGCTTCTTCAGCTGCGGCGGAGCGGTGTCCACCAGCTTGAGCTTGGCCAGCGTGTTCTGCACCGCATTGGCGGCAGCGGCGCCGACGGGGGTGCCGCCGAGTGTGCGCCCGGCCGCCTGGACAGCCCGACCGGCGGGCCCGGGACCTCGGCTGAAGCGGATGTCGGGGTTGGCGGGGTCCATGCGCTGGCTCAGCGGTATCAGGTCGCCGTTATCGTCGTAGGTCACACCCGGCACCTTCCCGCTCGCAACCGTATCTCCGGGCTCAACGCCGTATCGTCTACTGTCCGAGGGGCCGCCCTCCCAGGGCATGGGCTCAAGCCCTGCTTCCTGCACCAAGGCGTTTACCTCGTCCTCAGTCAGCACGCGGTTTATCTTCATGGACCCGGAGATGATCCATTCGCCGGTCATGTTCGGGTTGGTCTTGTAGCGGTACATGCCGTCGACTGGCATCTCCTTGATATCGGCCTTTGCAGCCGACACGGTGCCGTCCCCGCGGCGGCCGTTCTCATTCGCCATGGCCTGGTATCGGCCGCCGTCATCGGCGGCTACCTCGACCTCGACCCAGACCTCATCGTCCTTGCGCGCCCATATGCGCCCATCTTTGCCCTTTGCGCCGATGTGCGTGGCTAGGGGCACGTCGCCTGCGTGCCACCCGGGGCGGTACGACAGGTCCCCGAGCTTGGACTTAACCCTCCGCACCCCGGTCTTGGATGGTGGTCCCTCACGGCCCGCCCTGGCGTCCAGCCAGACCCCGGTCGGGATGGCGTTACCAGCCTCCACAAATAGGGGGAACAGTTTGCCGGGTTGCGACGGCTTCATTTTGAACAGCTTGTAGGCCGTCTCTGTACGCCTCGGGGAGGCGCCCCTGCGCACCGTATAGGCCGGGGTATCGGCCAGCAGCTCGAGGCCTTCCTGGGCCGCCTTGTCGACCACCATCTGCTCCGCTACGTCGGCATCTCCACGGGCCACGGCGTCCTCGTATTCCGAATCAATACTGGATGGCGCCGTACGCGATCGGCGGACTTTACGGTCCGGCCGCGTGGCCTCTGTCGCGGGGCCCCCTGCCTGGGACCCGCGCGACTTTCGAATGGCAGGCATGGCTACCTGCACGCCGCCGCTCTCGCCGCGCTCGATCTGGTCGGCCAGGTCCGTCACGATAGCCTGCGGCGCCGAGTAGTCCTCCTTGCTGTAATTGGCCAGCAGGTCCTGCACGGCATCCATGTCGAACTCCGGGCGCACCGGGCCCTGCACGATGCCGATACCCTCGTTGTCGTACATGCGCCGGTCGACGAGCAGCTTCCAATAGCCCGGCTCGGCTTCGGTGTAGTCCGCGTTGACGAACATCGGGAACTTAGGCCGCAGCCCGGCCTCGCGCACCAGGCGCAGGTACTCGGCCGCGTTCTCTTCGCCGGTTTTGTTGTTGTCCCACCAGTTTTCAATCTCCAGGGGGCCCCACTCCACCATGCCGCCTTTCACCTGTGCCCCGGCCGCTGCCGCTTTCGTCTTGTCGAGCACTACCTCCTTTTGCGAGTCGTTCGAATTACCCGGCATCCCGGCCACCTGAGCGTAGTCGGTCCAGCCCTCCATGCCTTCCTCCATTCGGGCCATATTCTCCCGAGACAGCCCAGAGGCGTGGTAGGGGATGACATAGTCGATATCTGGGTGCGCCAGCAGGGCGCGAATGTGCTCGTCGGATATGCCTATCGCGATGGTGCCGGTGGTCTGGCCGTAGCGCGCGCGCAGCTGCCTGGCGACATCGAACGGCATGCCTTCCACCGGGTCGAAGTCGAGGGAGCCGTCCGACCGCAGGCCCTTGCCGCGAGGGATCAGTGACAGGTTGATCATCAGCCCGGTGTCGCCGAGCACCCGGGGCATTTCCGGCACCTTGGTGTAGGTGTGCCCGTGCAGACCTACCACGGCCATGTCGGCAATCGCCTGCATGGCATCCAGGGCATGCACTAGCTCGAAGTCCGACCATGACTGCCAACGCTGCCCGGACTTGGCGTTAACGGCGTCGACCGCCGCCTGCCTCACCCTGCCACGGCGATCGGTGTAGTGCTCCAGTATCTGGTTGGTGTACTCAGTGCGGCTCTCTGGAGTCTTCATAGCCTGCGGGTTCAGGTAGCCCATGAAGACTCGGTAGGCGTCGTTGTAGTCGGCCTTCATCCTATCCAGGCCTTCCTGAGACAGGAACAGGTGCTTCGGCACCTTGTGGATGGTGTCGAAAGCCTCGCGCGCGTCGGCCAGTCCAGCGCGCCGCTTCATGGCCCCTGGCGTCTTGAGCTGCTTGAACTCGGCGAAGGCGCGCTTCAGGTCGGCGGCGGCAGGAGTGCCGCCTGGCTTTTTCTTAAGCTTGCGGGTGTACGAACTCCACACCTTGTAAGCATCGGGAAACTTCTCCTTGAACTCGTCCTGGCGCGCCGGGTCGGTGGCCATCTTCGCGGTGATCTTCGAGGCGGCGGCAGCCTCATAGTCGACCGACTTGGACATCTTTGCGATCTCTGCGATACCCTTACCGAGGAACTCCTCGATGGCCTTGCCCATGTGCATGCGCCGGGTGTCGACGTAGCACACGCCGCAGGAAACCGTGTAGCCCTCGGCCTTGAGCCTGGAGCGCACCTGCATAAACTCGGTGGCGGTCAGCCCACGGTCGAGCTTCAGCTGGATGTCTTCCAGGGTCGCCTGCAGTACCAGACGCTTTTTGCACAAGGTGCTGAAGTCCAGCGAGAACTTATAGTGCGGGTCACTGTTTGGCTTAAACGGGTCATACAGCAGATTTGCGTTGAAATGCAGGTCCTTGTTGGCCAGTACCTTGGCGGCCATCGAGTCGATGTCTTCGATCCACTTGTCGAGGTCTTCCCGTGCCACCAGGCCGTTACGCTCGTTCGCCGCGCGCAGTTTTTCCTGCGACTCTGCGTTCCAAGTGCTCAGAGAGTACCGCGGCGCGATAGAACCAGCGGCTACCGCGTAGCCGTCGACGTCCTCCTGCTGGGCGGCGGGCACCTCCTGCTGGGCGGCGGGCGCCTCCTGCTGGGCGGCGGGCACCTCCTGCTGGGCGGCGGGCACCTCCTGCTGGGCGACGGGCACCTCCTGCTGGGCGACGGGCACCTCCTGCTGGGCGACGGCCTCGCCGTGACTGCCGACGACACGCTTCTCCAGCGCACGCAGGGCCTGATGCGCCAGGGCCACGGCATACTCATCGGTCAGCTTGAAGTCGATAAACCGCCCGCCCATCGCCTGCATGAACGGCGAGGTGCGAATGCGCGCCTTCAGCGCGGCGATGATCTTCTGGTACAAGGCCCGCGCACGTTCGGACAGTTTCACCGGGCTGCCCTCCGCCATGCGGGCCCTGGCCTCCTCGGTGAAATAGCCCAGGCGCTCGTCCTGCAGCAGTTTGGCGTTGCCCGCGGTGGCGGGGTCGGCCTCCGCCCTGGCCTGCGCCGACAGGGCCGCGGCATCCCCTTCCGCCAACAGGCGATCAAATTCCGCCTGCACGTCGTCCATTTCGCCCCAGATATCCGTGCCGCCGTGCTTCGCTTCGTGCAGCATCTTGGGCACCGATTCACCCGGCGCGATGTTGTCGGCCAGCAGCCACATCGACTGCCCGTCCCACACCGCGGCGACGTCGGCATCGGCGCCGATCGCGTTGCGCACCGCCTCCGAGGTCACTTCGGCGGCGTTCTTCACGATCCGAATTAGCCCGGACTTCTGCGCCTCGTTGACGCGGAACCCGCCGATTTCCTGGGACAGCTCCTCGCGCACGCCCTCCACGGTGCTGGGCGCCTGCCGCGGCATGGGGTTCTCGTCGCGCCATTGCCTGGCCAGCTCTTGGAATTGCGCCATGTCGGAGGCCAGCATCTCATCGACGTTGGCGAAGCCCACGGCTTGCGCCCGGGCGTTCAGCCAGGCCAGCTGCGACGACATGTCGTCGGCGAACGAGGCCCGGTCGCCGCGGCGTGGAAGCGCATCGGCCTGTTCCTGCATGGCGGGCAGTTCCTGCGCGACGTCTGGCGCCGGGCGCGCGCCGGCGATTCCCTGCGCCCGATCTGCCGCGGCGTTGGGCGCTGTCTCAGGCGACGCGGCGGGCGCGGCGCGAGTTCTGGCCGCCAGCATCGCCTCGGCCATCGCCGGGTTGAAAGGCTCCTGTGCGGCCCGTCTGCTCGCGTCTGAGGCGTTGCGGCGCACCTCAAGCTCTGCCATGCCCTGTTCGACCTGGGCGGCTGTGTCGGCCTCCTGCGCCGCGTAGCCGGCATCGACGACGGCGCGTCGGTCGCTGGCCACTTCCTGTGCCGCCTGCCTGCGGGCGGCCTCTTCCTGGGCCACGCGCAGCGCGTCGCCCATGGCCGTGTTCGCCGGGGGCTCCTGGGTCTCGGATATCGCCCACTGCTCGGCCGCCTGCTGCGCGCCGCGCTGGCCCGCCGCGATAGCGCTCTCGCGGGCCTTCTGCTGCTCCTGCTGGGCCTGGCGCTGGGCGAAGGCCTGCTCCACCTGAGCCAACTTATCAGCCTCCTGGGCCTGGCGCTGGCGCGCCATCTCACCCATGGCGACGGTGTCGGCCGCCGCCGCGGCGCCGAGGTTGGCCTCTTTGGCGGCCAGGTCATTGAACAGCTGGGTGGCTGCCCGATGGTCCACGGTGTTAGGGGCCCCGGCTAGGTGCGGGCGCACGCGCTCCTTCAGTGCCGCGACGGTGGCCGGATCGCGGGCCGTTTCGCTGGCCGCGATAAGGTCCTGCAGATCGCGCCGGGCTTGCATCGCCGGCTGCTCCGGGCCGAGCTCGATGTTAGGGTCCTGTGCCATCGCGCCGACGTCAGCCGGTGGCAGCCCTTCATTGTCGAATTTGATGGCGCTCTTCGTCTCAGTGCCGGGGGCTTCGAAGCCGGGGGGCCCCTGGAACAGGCTGTACATGGCCTGCACCTCCTCCCCGGTGGCGGTGTCGCGGAAGGTGCCGATGGGCTGCCCCTTGGGTCCGACGCCGAAGGGGCCGACATGCTCATAGGCGCCCGTGCCCAGCGCCGGGATCGCGCCAACTGCAGGCTGTGGCTGAACAGGCGCAGACTGATTCCCTGCCGATGCGTCGACGGCGCCGACCAGCGCGGAGACGTCCTTATCGGCGTCGCCCCCCGGGGGCGGTGGCGCGTCGCCCTTGCGCAGCCCCGACACGGCGCCGAAGCCCGCGGACAGCAGCCCGGCGCCGGCCGCCTCGCCCACGCCCTCGTACTTCGCCTGCGTGGGGTCCACCTGGCGCACAGCCAGGTTACCCGCCAGCTGCCCGGAGGACTCCTCCGCGGCCTCCTGCAGGCCCTCGCCGGCCGCGCCCGTCAGCACGCGCTTTATGACGTTTCCGGTCAACGGCTTGCCGCCGGCCAGCGCCTTTTCAATCGCCCGGGCCCCGGGCAGCAGGTTAGTACCCAGGGATACCAGGGTGCCCGCCGCCGTCGCCGCCTCTACCAGGCCCTGCGCCGCCTGCTTCTTCGCCTCGGCGGTGGTGGCCCCCTCGGCGAGATAGCGCTGGTAGTCTTTGTTGGAGGCCCATGTGCGCTCGTCCAACTCCATCAGGCGCTCGTAGGTGCTCCCGGCCACGTCGCCGGCCTGCTGCCCGGTACCGACACCCACGGCCGCGGCCGTGGCTGCGCCCTTGGCCAGGGTCTCCCCTGCCCCCAGGGTCCGTGCGCCCGCGCCGACAAGGCGCCCAGCGGCGCCCCCGGGCACAAACATGGGCACCTGTTCCGCTGCGAAGTCCATCAGTAGTGCGGGTTCCTGCACGGTCTCCCACAGGTACGTGCCGAGCTTGCCCCACTGGTCCCCGGCCTGGGCCACGGCGTCCTTGCGCCTGTCTTTCTTCGCTTTGATGTAATCCGACTGTTTTTCGCCCCAGTACTCGCTGGTGCGGTCGCCAATCTCGCGCAGCGCCGAGCCATTATCCATGTCGCCCGTAACGACACCGGCCAAGCTGCCGATGCCGCTGACGAGGCTCCCCGCGCCAGCACCCGCAGCGGCGCCGACATCGGACAGCGCCTCGCCCCAGGACCGCTCCTCGGGCACGTCCGCCGGAGGCGGCTCGGCCTTCTCGTTGAAATAGCTCGCGTCGAATGCATCAAAGTCGAAGGCCATTTTTTACCCCAGGTTCTGTTTCTTGAGGGTTTCACGTACTTCAGGCGTGGCACGCTGCAGCATCCTGCGCCGGGCCTCTTCGATATCGGCGGGGCTGGGCGTCCCGCCCATCTTCTCGATGGCGCCCAACATGCTGTACATGTACCGCTTGGCCTTATCCACGCTGTCGATAACGCCGGTGGTCGGGGCGACAGGGGGCCGCGGTTTCGCCGCTGGGGCCGGGGGCTTCGCCGATGTCACCGCGTCGTCCTCGCCGATCAGGTCTTCCCAGCCGCGCTCCAACCGATCCATCAGACCGGGGTCTTCTGGATTGGCCTCCGGGGGCTCTTCTGGTCCCGTCTCAAGTTCCGGGTAAACCGTGGCGTCATCGCCGTTGAGCCGCGAGAACTCGGCGAAGCTGGGGGCTCCCTTGGCCAGGCGCTTGTTGCCAAAGGCGTCCTGCTCGGTCATGTACTGAGCTTCGTACATGCGCTTGAGGTCCACGCTCTTCGGTCGGCCCGGCGGAAGTTCCCGTTCCGCCCTCTTGCTCTCCAGATCGAGGTCAGCCTTGAGTGCCGCCCGCCGATCATGTTCGGCGCTGTCTCGCGCGAACTTCTCCGCGTCACGGCCTTCTGTGTACCGGCGTTCTTCCGCCTGGTCCTCGCGGTCCCAGCGCCGCTTGATGTCGGCCAGGCGCTCGGCCCTGATCGCCTTCAGCCGGTCCTCGGCCATGCTGCTAAGGCCCTTGCCGAGGCCCCCGATGGCACCTATCAGTCCGTAATTCATCGCGGACCCCCCAGGGCGGCCATCAGCCCCTGCTGCATGGGTGATGCGTTACCGGGCGGACCGGCGGGGGGCTGCCCTTGCTGGCCGACCATGGCGGCCGCCTGCTTGAACTCCTCCGAATCAACCCGGTCGGGGTGGCTCGACAGCCACTGCGCCGCGGTCATCTGCAGTGCTGCCTGCAGCATCTGTTTGTCGTCGGGGATCACCTCCCCCTCGAGCATGTCCGCGTAAATTTGTGCCACCAACAACAGGCCCACCAGAGTGAGTTCCTCGTCGCTGGCGCCGCCGACCTGAGCCTCTGCGGTGTCCAGCAGCGGCACCACGATACCGGCCATGCGCCGGGAGAAGGGCCCCGGCTTAGTCACGCCCTTGAAGGTGTCCACCAATTGATCGAAACCCTTCTCGTAGGCCAGGCCGAGGGCCGCGTCGAACATCGTCTGGACCTTCTCGCGGTCCACGTTGGGGACTTCCTGCGCCAGCTGTTTCTGTTCCATCATGCGGTCCTCTCGGCCAACAGTGAACGCAGCAGGGCGTTTTCCTGCTGCAGGGAGTTGGGGCTGACATTGGTCAGCGCCGAAGTGTTCAACATGCCGGAGGTGGGCAGGGGCCCGGGCGCCGCCGTGTTGACGACGGGGGAGCCGTCTGGCCGCGACACTGTCCCGATGCGGTCCCAGCCGGCTTGCAGCTGACTGGGCATGTCCTCGCGGGTGTCGTTGAGCCGCAGGCCGAACTTGCTCAGCTTCTGCTTGTCGGCGTACTCACGATCGAGAATCTCGCGCTGGGCCTCCAGCTCCTTTCCCTTGCTGTAGCCCTGCATAAGATCGCCGCCCAGTTTCATCAGGCCCTCTTTCGCACCGTCCCCCGAGAAGAACTGCCCCAGACCGTCTGTCAGGCTCGAACCCGCTTGCTTCACCGCGTCGATCAGCCCTCCGCTCCCGCCCAGCAGGGAGCCCCCGCCCCCGACGGTGCTGCCGCCCAGCGTGGCGTTGGTCGACATGTCGATCACCGGGGCGCCCACGGCCTCGGCACCCGCCGCGCCGGAGCTGAGCGGGGTGAACTCGCCTACCGGCGCCGGTTCGTAGGCGAAGGTCTGCGCCCCGCCCTCTATCGCCGTGCCCGCCACATCGGCAGTCCCGGCCACCGTGCCCGTGCTCATCAGCGAACTCATGCCGAAACCGGCGAGGGACCCTGCCAGCGCCCCCAGGATGGGGGAGTCGGTGATCTCGCCGATCACCACGCTCGCGATGGTGGACACCGCCAGGCTGCCGAGGATTGCGCCCATGCTCAGCCCTGCGGCCGTGCCGGATGCGATGGATACTACTGCAGGAATTGCTGCTGCCATGTTTGCACCTCATAGGTTGAGCCCGTGCGCGACCCGCCGAGAGCTTCGGCCAAGCCGCTGAATTGTTCATCGTCTGACGCGAGCGACGTGCCCATCCACACGCCGGTCGCGTTCGCCTCTCTCGCCTGCTCCACCAGCTTGCGCAGCAGCCAGAAACCCCCGCCGCCCACCACGGCGTGGACCGACAGCACCCGGTACCCGTACAGGTTATCGGCCAGTTGCCCGATGGCGCAGGCCACCGTGTGCCGGCCCCGAGTCCTGACCCAGCAGCAACCCCCGGCGACCAGCCTCGCCACCATCCGGGTGATCGCGCCGCGGTGCAGAGGGAGGTCGGCATAGGGGGAACCCTGCTTAGCCTCCACAAGCAGTGCGACGATCGCCGCAGTGTCCTTCTCCGTTGCCTTGCGTAGCATCAGCCGTACGAGTCAGAGGGGATGATGTCGGCGGGGTCTGGGGGTCCGTCGTTGGTCCCGTCAGACTCGCCCGGGGGTATGGTAACGATCGGGTCTGGGGTCCCGCTGCCAGGCGTGTAGTCCATTCCGTAAATGGCCGCATTGAACGCCAGGGCCTTGTCGAGGCTCGCGATGATGTCGTCCACGGCCCGCGCGTACTGCTCGGGCGTCAGGTCCTGGGCGCCGATATTGGAGATCGAGCGCAGGGCCCCGTCGTACAGCGTCGCGGCCTGGTTGGCGAACGTGTTGCTGGCCTCGCCGCCGAGCTTCAGGTTCTCCAGGTAGATGCCGTACTTCTGCTTCATTTCCTCCAGGCCCACCGCCAGGCTTGCGTCCAGCGTAGCCAAGTCCGCCTTGATCGCGCCTTCCAGGCGCATGGCCGACTGCTGCCACAGGGACTGACGGTCGATCTGCGCCAGACCAGACTCGGCGCCGAATATGTCGCGCAGTGCCGTGTTGATGTCCGACTGGTTCTGCAGGGCCTGGTTGCGGTAGGCCGAGGCATCTGACGCGGCTATGTCCTTCGCCTGGTCGATAACGGCGTTGGTAGCCGCTCCCATCGCCATGGAGCTATTGAGCAGCCCCCGGGCGTTGGCCTGTTCAAGGGCCTGCTGCCGGGTGCGCTCGAGCAGGGGGCTGTTCTCCGCCAGCATGTTCTCGAGCTGGCCCTGGGTCGTCTCAGTCTGCCAGTTGATATGCCCGGTATAGGGGTCGTAGAGCAGCCGGTCGTGCGTGGTGTAGGGATCGCCCAGGGGCGCCGGGTTGTAGTCGCCACTGCCACCATCGCCCGGAGTCGTTCCTGGAGTCGTTCCCGGGGTCGTTCCTGGAGTCGTTCCCGGGGTCGTTCCCGGGGCCGTTCCCGGGGTCGTTCCCGGAGTCGTTCCCGGAGTCGTTCCCGGAGTCGTTCCGCCGCCGCCCACGATGCTGCTATTGTCAGCGTTGGGCGTCACGCCGAAGGACTCCGCCTGGGCGTTGCCGTAATCCTTCTGCCACTGGGCGTAGCCGCCCGGGTAGGTGGCATCCAGATACCCGGCATAGCCACGGTACTGGCCGCGCAGGGTGTCGTAGTTTTCGTACCAGCCCTGAAGCCCCGGCGCGGGCCCGACGCCCGGGATATAGCCGTTCGCCATCGGGTTCAGCCCGGCACCGGCCATCTGCTCGATCATGGTGTTGACGCCGCTGCTGCCCCAGTAATTCGTGGCATTCGGATCGCCGCTGTCCGTAGCCCAGCCCCAGGTGCCGTCCGCGTACTGGACGTACTTCATCCCCGGGTAGCTGGTGCCGACACGATCCGGCAGGTTGATGTCGGTGCCCGTGCCCGGCATCTGGTAGTTGATGGTGTACGGCAGCCCCCAGCTCGCCTTCTGCACCACGTCCTTGATCTCGCTGATGTCCGCGTTCTGCCGCCACGATGCCGACCCGAGGCCCATATCCAGCGCCTGCTGCTTCCAGTAGCCAGCCTCCGCCTGGTCCGCGTTCGTGGTCTGGATCGCGTTGGCGCCGGTGTACCCTGTGTCGATGGAGACGGGCGGGTTTTCCTTCGCGGCCACGGCTACGGGGCTGGTGTACAGTTTGGCGTCCACCTGTTTCTTGATGTCGGCCAGGTTCGCCGCATCCTGCCGGAATGCGCCCGTGCCGATCCCCATCTGCGCCGCCAGCGTCTTGTACTGGTTGTCGCTGTAGGTCGGCGCACTGCCTGCGCTGGCCGCCTTCTGTGCCTTGGTCAGCAGGGATGGCGCCCCGGTAGTCGCCGCGCCGCCCGTCGGACTGGTGGCAGACGCGCTGCGCTGGGTAACGGTCGGCGTCAGCGACGTGGTGCCCGTAGGGATAACGCTCCGCGTGGTAGGGGTGTCGTAGGACGTGTCATAAGCCACGCCCGCATTTTGCAAAGCTGCCCGGCTCGCGGCTTTCAGACTGTCTAATAGGCCCATGATAGTCTCCAGATTAACTCGGCCAGTGGGTGGGGTCGCCCGGGTCCAGTGATTCCAGCTCCGGCAAGGCGGCCACGGCGATCTGATCCGCCAGTGCGGTCCTGGCAGCTATTACAGCCGATCGCAACGTCCGCAGGGCATCCGCCTTGGCGGTGACCGTGGAGGCCAGCACGGCTACACTACGCTTCCCGTGCGCCACTTCATCGGCCATTAGCCTACCGGGGGCTGCGCCGTCATCGACAACGGCTCGCGCCTCCGCCTCCAGCTCGGTCCATGCGGCCATTTCCGCCGGGCTGTAGTCGGCTGTCGCGTCGTCGAGCAGTGCTTTTGCTTTGCGGTATGCGGCCCTGGTCTGGTGTTCCCTGGCCTGTTCGATATTCGCGAATCGCTGATGCGCGGCGATACTATTGCCTTCGTCGATCCATCCCTGCACCCTAGCCGCCATGCCTGACGCGCCGGGCCATTGAACGAACCACTCTTTTCCGCCATCAGTTGTAACCCGAAGCGGAGCCTGCTCCGATGGTCCACGCTTGGCGGACAGAATATTGTGCTGAATCATTTAGAAAAACTCCGCTTCGGCTTCCCAATGCGTTCTGAAATAGTTCCCGGCGCCGCCAGAAGTTGACGCCCGCACATCTCTTATGCCCATTGCCGATGCACTTAGGTTGATGCTGGTGCTAAACCCAGAAGCAGAGGCGGATGACCCAGACACATCCGGTATGGCTCGCATCTGCACAGCAAAGGCTCTGCCTGCGAAATACGACACGGCGACTGTGTTATTGCCCGACCAGTTTATCGTTGACCCGGCGTTGTCTATGTCGGAGCACTGGTAGTATCGCTGGCACATGGCCAGCTCCTGCGCATCGCCGCGCCGCTCCACATCAAGTTGCTGGCCGCCAAAATACAGCCGAACATCCGCGATGTAGATGTTTCCGCTTTGGTGCCCCATGCCACCGTTTCGTGCGTCGAATACGCTGCCGCTATCCAGCCAGAAAAAGACGTACAGGCAATCTGTCCCGGCAGTGCCGAACGTGGCACCTGACAGATCATCAAGCGTGAAGGTGTGATGGTATTCGACCCAGCCAGTTGTGAGGGTTTGCTGCCCTTGATAGTCGATATTGACGGCGGAACCGCCTGTGCCCATGTACTGCTGCGTTTCGATGGCGACCTTTAGACTGCTGCTGTTCGCTTTAGCCCAATACGACAGCGTTAGCGTGCGCCCGGCAGTGTTCCTCACCCCCTCAACAGCCTGACCAAACAGCACATAGTCCGAGGTTCCCGCGCCAGCCGTTACCGCAGTGACGACGTAGCTGTCGGGGCGCGAGGCAATCGGGTGCGCCGTATGGTCGAACTGCACCTTTTGACTCGACCACGTAGTTCCCAAGCCGCCGATATGCCACCGATCAGCCGGGAAGCCATCAGCCGTGACGTAGGACTCCCCGCGCTGGTTGAACCGCATGTCGCCGTTGATGAGCAGGTTTTCAATGCCAGGGTCTGCCGAATACGCCGTAGCGGCCGCCGCCGCCTTCGCGGCCCAGTGCCGCGCGGAGTATTCGGTCGCCCCGTCGCCGCCGGCGGCGACGGAAACCAGCGAATCCTCCGCCGTGTTCGCCCACTCCTCGGCGTAGCCCTGGGCCGAGGCTGCGTTGGTCTCGGCAGCCTCGGCATTGGCTTGTGCCGTCTCCGCGTTGGCTTGTGCCGTCTCCGCGTTGGTCTCGGCCGTCTCGGCGTTGGTCTCGGCCGTCTCGGCGGCCGTCTGTGCAGCCTCTGCCGCCGTCTGCGCCGCTTCCGCTGCAGTCTGCGCGGTCTGGCAATCGCTCAGCACCGTGTCGTAGCTAGCCTTTAATTCCAAATCTCCGCTGCCATCGAAACCGATCACCGAGTTGGCTCGGGTCGCAGCGTTGGCTGCGGAGGTCTGGGCGGTGAAGTCCGCATTGGTGAATCGCACGACGTTGTCAACGTCGCCCTCGACCGACTGGAAGCCGGTCGCCACGGCGTCGAATTCGCTCTCGAGTTCGGCTTCGTTCGCGCTGTCGCCGGGGTTCTTGTCGAACGTCCGGGTGTAATAAGTCATCGGTCAATGGCCCTCGTCGTATATTTTATGCGTACAGACTGCCAAGTGTGTACAGGAACGTCGTCACCTCGGGACGAGAGGATGATACCCACGTTCATGCCGGAGCCGGCGAGCTGTGCTTCCAGCTCCCCGAGCTGCCTGGCGGACCAAGCGAACTCGCTCCAGCGATCCACGCTCCACATGCCGCCCCCGCCAAGTAACTCGTCGGTCATCCGTACCGACGGCGGGGTATCGGGGTCGGCGTAGTTGATCTCCACAGACAGCGAAGCGTCGAATTGTGCCGGGGTGCTGACGTCGGCCCAGATGCGGCGAAAGCGCTTCAACGCGCTGGGGGTTCCCAAGTGGTTGAACGGCAGGCGCAGGATGGCCAGTATCTCCTCGCCATCGAAGTCACTGCCAACGTCGAGCTCATACACCATGCCGGAGGTGGAGCCCGCGAACAGGCGCTCCTCGCCGTCGATCTCGGCACTGGTGACGCAGGTCAGCACGAAGCCTAGTTTTCCGCGCGCCCAGCGCATGCTATCGCCCACCCGGGTACCGGTCAGGACGTCGGTCACCCCGTTATCGGAGTCGGGAAAGTAGAGCCTGTACTGGTTCTTGCGACGCGAGACTACCGACGCTGCAGCGCTTGGCCGCCAATAATCCACCAGCGGCTTCACCCTGCGCGACAACGAGTTCATCTCGAAGTCGCCATAGGCCTGCGTGGCGGATAGGCTGGACACGCCGAACGTGTCCAGGAACAGCACGTCGGTGAAGCGCTGCGATGTCCACTCCCTGGCGCCGGTGTGCGAGGTGTGCTCCTGCATGCTGGCATTGCTGAGGCTGCCGGCCACTTCGTTCAGTATGTTGATGCGCTCTGCGCACAGTACGGTCAGAGCGCCAGCGACGTGCGGGATCATCGCCGTGACCTCGTCGCCCATGTTGATGCTGCCGCCCGTCACGGTCCAGTCTGAGCTGGTCGGCGTACCGACAGGCGAGAGGTCCACCTGCCCGCCGGCCGAGGACAGTACCAGACGGTTGCCCGCCGCGGCCAGGTGCTGCGGGGCCGTCGGAGCGCCAGTGCCGGTCAGCTGGGTGTCGGTCGTGCCGTCGAACTCGATGCAGCGGTCATTGCCGTTGGCCCAGTACAGGCGTTTGCCGCTCACCGCGCCCGTGAAGTTGTAGGCCAAGTGATCGATCCTGGCCCCCGCGGTGATGGCGTTGGACAGCGTAACCTGCGACCAGCCCGACGCCGTTGCCTTGTACAGGTCCACGGCTGTGCCGCCCGCGTTGTCGCGAAAGGCGTAGACGTCGCCATCGTAGACCGCTACGCCGAGGATGCCACCGGAGCCCGGCACAGCCAGGATATCCCCGCGGGTGCCGCCGGCCGATGGGGCTGTCTGCCCGTCGAGGCGCTCGTAGCCCTCGACACGCCGGTACCCACCATCCACCGCCACCTCGTAGTTCAAGGTGTAGATGGCGGCGCCGCCGTCTCGCTTGACGGCCGGGGTCACCAGGTCCTCACCCTCGCCCAGCACGATGGTCTTGACATCGTTTGGAGGAAGCTTCACGCCAGGGGCGCTCCCATAGCGATCGCCGGCAGGTGCTTGCGCCGCACGAGGTTCATCACCTGGCGATAGCCAGCCTCGGCCTCAATCAGCACCTCCTGCGCGTTCTCATACAGGGCGTACCGGCGCATGGCGCCGTAGATGATCGCCCACTGCAGGTGCTCCTCGGCCAGCTCCGGCTCATCGGTGTTTTCCGACATCGCACTCGGCATCTTGTAGTAGTCGAACTGCAGGGTGTAGACGCCGTCGGGCCTCGGGTACAGACGCATCACGTCGTTCGGCATGATCACGAACTGGGTCGGGCGCTGGGCCGTGTTCACGCCGATATCGGTCTGGTTGCGGTACCTGGCATAAGGTATCTCCACCAGGCGCCACTCCTCGGTCTCGCCGTCCGAGTCGTAGCAGGTCACGCTCAGCGGGTTCACTCGCTGCACGTTACTGCCGAGGTCGTAGTCCCTGGCGTAGACCCCGGGGCTCGTCTCCTGCGTGTCGAAGGTCCCGCGCAGCCACAGAAAGTCCCAGTCGTCGTGGGCCCCCTGAATCTCCAGCCAGGCCTCGTTTACCCAGTCGATCAGACGTAGCAATGTCCCTGTCTGCCCGGTAACAGTGGACGGCCCGGCGCCGGTGATGGCGCACTTCTCCCGGGCCCGTTGGCATATCTGGAGGAAGTTCATATCAGTAGGTGGCGAACCCGGAGGCGTAAGTGACCTTGAAGGTGGAGCTGGCAGAGCTCACGGAACCGCCGCCGGAGCTCAGGTCAGCGTAGCCGATAAGCTTGTCAGTGCCGGTTAGGGAGCCGGCAGTACCGATCACGGCCACCAGGTACTTGGCGGTGATGGTGACAGAGGTGCCGAAACTAACCTCGCTGCCAGAGACGCCGAGGGTGACGGTGCCAGCGCTCTCGCTCACCGTGACGGCCACGCTCTGCTCGCTGTAGTCTCCATCGGCGCACTCGGTGGCGCTGATGTCAGTCCAATCGTCGTGGGTGGCGGCGGGGGTGTACGAGTCGGTCAGGAGGACCCACGCGACGGTAGCCGCATCGAGGTCGATGTCGGCCACTCGGGCCTTGCCTTGGTTGTAAAAAGTGAAATTGCCTACGGCCATGGGTGTGTCCTCAGTTCAGGATGATGGGTGCGTCTTCCGGGTCGGTGATGCTGGCGGTAATGGTTCCGTCCTCCGGGTCGGACAGACCAGATATGACAATCGCTACTGGCTCAAAGTTTACGATGGGGATGGTAACGCCGGTCACCGTCGCCGCCCTGCCCACCAACGTGAAACTGCCAGCGGACCCGATCAGGGCGTTGCCGAACACCAGGGCGGCCTGCGCGCCGGTGAGCGTTAGAGTCGCTGGCGCCCCCGCCAGGTCTACGTCGAAGTCCAGCGAGCCGGCCTGTCCTACGAAGGTCAGTGTGCCTTGCGCGCCAGTCAGCACCTCGCCGATTGATGTGGCACCTGCTACACCGGTCAAGGCCAGCGATCCGGCGGGCGCGGCAGCGATGGTGCCAAGCACAGCGCCGCCAGCCGCGCCAGCAATGGACAGTGAGCCCCGGGCGCCAGCGACAGCGAGCCCGGCGCCTACGACGCCGGCCTCACCGCTCAGGCTGAGCGAGCCCTGGGTCCCGCTTACTTCCAGCCCAAGCTGAGCGGCCCCCGCGGCGCCGCTAAGGCTGAGGTATCCTGCTGCGCCCGCCAGCGCCTCGCCGAGCGTCATGACGCCTGCCTGCCCGGCAAGTGCCAGGCTGCCAGGCGAACCGGGGAATTCGCCCTGGGCCGGGATCTCGCCAGTCAGCCCGGTGATCGTCAGAGTCGTGGCCAGCCCTTCCAGGACCCGGCCCGACAGCACGGCGCCAGAGGCGCCAGTGATGGTCAGTGTTGCAGCCGCTCCGCTTAGCGTAGCGCCCGCCACTGCGGCGCCCGAGGCGCCGGTGATGGTGAGGCTTCCCGCGGCGCCTGAGGCCGCCAGGCCCGCCACTGCGGCGCCCGAGGCGCCGGTGATGGTGAGGCTCCCAGCGGCCCCCGTGAGGATTACGCTGGAGCCCGCGGCATAAGCATCGCGCGGCCATAGACCAGCGACCGCAGTCCCGCCGACGCTCTCAG